TGAGGGGGAAGTAGAGTACTGGTCGAAGAAAACCAAGAAGTATGTTCCCATTCGTGAGAAGCACAAGGACGCAGTATTCTTTGAAATCGAAACTAAAAAGGGATTTCATTATGCTTATAGAAATGAGATTGTCTAAATAAGTTCCATGCTATTAAGAATAGTTGAAACACACACAAACAAAGTGATATGTGACGGCTTAACCTCTTATGATGATGCATGGATGACGATAGAACAGTTACCATTAAAACCTAAACTGGAGATAGAAGAGTATAAAATTCCAGTTACAGGTTTAGGTCGTGATCCAGACTTGCATTAAACCATATAAATAATCTTACAAACTTGTGAGATTTGTATGGCAAAAGTAAGTAATTTTATGGGCCGAGATGGCTTTCATTGGTTCGTTGGAGTCGTAGAAGACCGTAACGATCCCTCTGCTTTGGGCAGAGTTCGTGTTCGTTGTCTTGGATACCATACTGCTGACATAATAGATTTGCCTACAACCGACTTGCCCTGGGCCCATGTCATGCATCCTGTGACTGATCCTTGTATGCATGGCATGGGAAATTCCCCTTCCTTTCTTGTAGAGGGCAGCTACGTTGTTGGTTTCTTTCGTGATCCAGAGAAACAACAACTCGTTATTATGGGTACACTGCCTGGCGTTCCCGAAGAGAAAGCAGACCCATCTAAAGGATTTAATGATCCAAGAGGTAAGAACGCAAAACAAGTTGCATTTAAAGGTGATCCTGTTTATGGGCCATATCCTGTGGATGGTAGTGATTACTTTATGGTTTCTGATCATCAAATAGGAGAGTCAGATACAAATAGACTTGCCCAAGGAAGAACTTCAGAAACACACTCATCACTAGTTGCTCGTAGAGAGCAGAGAGTAACTTCTATTCCAATTGCTACACAACCCTTTCTTAAAGCAGTTTCAGATGAAGCAGTGCAAGAGACAAGAGGCACTTTTGATGAGCCAGAACCAAAAGGTATATCAAATACAGCGGAACCATATACCTCTGCTGCTTACCCTTTTAATCATGTCTTTGAATCTGAGTCTGGTCATATACGAGAGATAGATGACAGTCCAGGCGCAGAGAGACTATTTACTCAACACAAGGCAGGAACCTTTGAGGAGATACATCCAGACGGTTCAAAGGTGGTCAAGGTTATTGGTGATAACTATGAGATTATTGCTGGTTCTTCAAATGTGTTGATACAAGGAAATGTAAATCTCACAACCGTAGGAACTGTACGAGAGCTTATCAAGGGTGACTACCATCTAGAGGTAGAGGGAAACTACACACAGAAGATACACAAGAATTTACGAACAAGAGTTGGAGCTGGAAGTTCTGGAGGCAACCTTGAAGAAGAAATCAACGGTAATCACGGTTTCTTTATCAAAGGATTTGTGAGAGGTAATGTTGGGCCCCTTGAAGGTCAAGCAGCTCCAGGCGAGGGTGATGTGGATATCAACATAGTTGGAAGTGAGACACACATTGTTGGAAAGAACATAACACTTCACGCAGAAAATCATACACTTCTTAATTCAAATTCATCTATGGCTATAGTATCAGAAAATAATATGTCAATTTCTACAGCTTCTGGTATTGTATCTGTTAAGTCTGGTGATAAAATTGATATAAGAGCAAAAACTTCAATGACAGTAAATCCAGAAACAAGTTTGACAACCACAGTTGGCACTACATGGACTTCAACCACTGGAAGCACATGGACACACACCTCTAGTGGTAATATTTCTATCACTGGCCCAAGAATTGATCTTAACCCACCTTGATAGGAGAAAGGTAGTATGCCATTAATTGCAAGAAAAGATGGAAGTGGAGATGTGGTTAATACTATTCATGTTTCCTGTATTGTTCCTGTAGATATTAGCACATTAAGTGGAAGTTCTGATGTTTTTATTGTAGGTCATGGTTGTCATAGAGAAGATGATACTAATGAACCGCATGATCATTGTCCACCTGTATCCAGTACAACGGTGAATAGTTTTTCACCAGATGTATATGTTAATGGTAAAAAAGTTGCTAGGTTAAATGATACTTATACTTGCACAGCAAAAATAGTAACAGTGCAACAAACCACTGTCTATGCAAATGGAGATTAAAAATGGATTTATTATCGTCTAATCTACAAGCAACAAATGCAAAGTATAATTCTATACTATCTAAATTAGAGAGTACTAGAAGCACTGCTTTTTCTAATCTTGAAACTGGAGCAACTACAGCAGCCTCTGCTATTTCTACTGATTTATCAAATCTAACTTCTGAACTACGAACACTTGTTCCCGAAGGGTTTAGTGTTCCTAACGTAAATTTACAAGCACAGTTACAAAGTTTAAGTGGATTAGTTGATACAACACAATCTGCAAATTTACTTGCAAGTATAACAACAGATTTTGGTGATGCTCTGTCTACATCTGGTTTTAGTTTAGACACATTAGTATCTGATGCAGCAAGTGCTTTTAGTTTAGGGGATAGTTTATCTGGAACTATACCAAACTTTGAGTTATCTCCACTTGGAGATATTATACAAAAGGCAAATGCTGTCAAGTTACCATCTATTGATCCAGTGATTGAAGAGGTTTCAAAATTCACTGAAAATGCAGACTTTGCAGCTGCAAAGACTGCTGCACTAAATGCTGTATATACTACATCTGAAACATTACCAACAGTTGATAGTGGAGCATTTAAGATTTCAGAAAAGTTTAAAAAGATAACTCAATCTTTTGGTGGAGTGTCTATAACAAAAGAAGGAACTACACCTGTTTTAGCTTTTGAAAACGATGTAAGAAAAACTATAAGCAATAAAGGATTTACGAATAGAGTTTCCACAATTATTGAAGAATTTACTGTTTCAGATATAAAGGATTTAGAAGGAGATAAAGTAGTGACATTAAAACACGAACCTTCTAAGATTGAAATGGTTCAAGGTAGAACTGTAGCCACTGAGTCAGGAAGATACATATTTGATTTTAGAAATCTTATGAACTTAGAAGGATTTTTTACAGATGCATTAGGTGATACTTATAAAAAAGATGTATACTCTGTTTATCTTTTAAATAATAAACAAGTTGTTTTTAAACAGGAATTTAGACAGTATGATGGAACTCCTTGGGCAATAAAAATAAGATACAAATATAATGATACCTATGATCCTAACTATGCAGTTGTATGATGATGATTATCATAAGGAAAAAAATATTAGTCACACTGGATGTATATTACTGGATGCCTGATTATGAGAATATACTGCAACGGTTTGTCTGGCAGACGATGGACACGAAACCTAAGTATCCTAGAGTGCATAAATTTTTAGACCATTGGCACAACAATATAGATGCAGTAGTAAATGAGATACGTATAAGTGAAAGTGAAAGGAGTATATAATGGGAAAGAAAAAGAAGAGTGATGGGTACACCTCAATGGGTTTACATAACAACGTGAGTAAAGATACACTAAAGGCAATGCGAAAAGAACGGTCACATTTAGATACAATGATGAACAAGTATACTGCTTTCAAAAAGGGTAAGAATGTTATGTTGACAATTCCAAACCCTAATGCTAAAGCAAATCCAGCAAAACCTTTTATTCGTGTAAATGCAAAAGATGTTTGGCGTAATCCAAATGAGGTATATATGATGAAGAGTTAGAGTTTCCTTATAAATAAAAGAACAGGAGTTTAACATGGCAAATGTCACCACATACTCTGCCTTTACAGATGCACAGTCACAGAATGATGTATCCAGAAACGTGCGTCAACACAGGGACTTGGATTTATTTTTCTCTAGGAAGCAAGGGTCTGGTGATGTTAATAGAATAACAGATATTGAAGCAGTGAAAAGGTCTGTTCGTAATTTGGTTCTTACCAACTTTTACGAGAAACCTTTTCATCCAGAGATTGGTTCTGGTGTAAGAGATATGTTGTTTGAAAATATGTCTCCTTTGACTGCTGTAGTTCTTGCAAAAAAAGTAGAGGATGTAATAGAGAACTTTGAACCTAGAGCAAGATTAATTGGTGTTCGAGCTTTACCGAATTTAGATCGTAATGAATATGAAGTGACCATAGAATTTTTTGTTGTGAACACACCTACGGAGCTTGTAGACATGACAGTATTTCTAGAGGTATTACGATAATGGCAATCAATGACAGAAGATTAGAAGTTACAGAATTTGATTTTGATGAAGTAAAAGAAAATCTCAAAATATTTTTAAAAGCTCAAGATGAGTTTACTGATTATGATTTTGAGGGTTCTGGTATGAACATTCTTCTGGATGTTCTTGCGTATAACACTCACTATCTTGGTTTCAATGCAAATATGCTTGCAAACGAGATGTTCCTTGACAGTGCATCTCTTAGGTCAAGTATCGTTTCTCACTCTAAAACTCTAGGGTATGTTCCAACATCTGCTCGTGCTGCAAAGGCTACAGTTGATGTTAATTTAAATACAAATCAAGAAACTATAACCATGTCAGCTGGAACTGTTTTCAATGCAACGGTGGATGATGTATCTTACAAGTTCTCCACAATCACAGATGTTACAAAATCAAACACTGGTGGCACTATCCCCTTTCTAAACACCGACATATATGAGGGAACTTTTATAACCACTAGATATACTGTCAATAGTTCCGACATTGACCAGAGATTTCTACTCACAGATAATAGAGCAGATACTAGCACACTAACTGTTAAGGTGCAAACATCCTCAACGGATACAAGTTCAAACACCTTTACTGAAGCAACGGATATAACTCAAGTTACTGCAACAAGTAATGTATATTTTTTACAAGAGGTAGAGGCTGGGTTATATGAGATTTATTTTGGTGATGGTATTATAGGAACTGCATTGTCTGATGATAATATTGTTATCCTAACATATGTCGTATCAAACAAGTCTGCTGCAAATGGTGCTGCAATATTTACAAATGCAGCAACCATTGGAGGTGTATCTGATGTTGCGGTTGCAACCGTTGCAACTGCATCTGCTGGTTCAGAACCAGAGACACTTCAATCAATAAAATATAATGCACCACTTAGTTATGCATCTCAAGGTAGGTGTGTGACAGCAGAGGATTATAAAGTATATACAAAGAGGTATTTTCCAAATACACAATCAGTTCAAGTGTTCGGTGGAGAGTCAGGTTCCTATGATTCAAGTCTTGGTGCTGTTAGCACTCCAGAGTATGGAAAGGTTTTTATATCAATCAAGTCAACCACTGGTAATAATTTAACTGCAGCTGAAAAAACAAGTTTAATTGCAAACTTAGCTCCATTCACTGTTGCATCCATCACTCCTGTTATTGTTGATCCACAAACAACAAGACTCATTTTAAATGTAACTTTCA